TTGAGAGTCGTTGGTTGTATTCTTAAACTGTATAGAAAACTCTAAATTATAAAGACCACTATTTCTTACATTAAGCCTAGAACTGTTTGACAAGTAAACACCATTAGAAAAGTCAGTAGTGTTAAATGTAATTGCATAAGCTGCAGTTGCTGATGCAGCAGTCTGGTCAGTTGAGTCTTGAAACGCACCATAAGGAACAGTATCACTACCAGCAGCAGCACTAATAGGTGTTAATAGTATTATACTATTATAACCTATTCTTTCATCATATATCGTGGTAGTTGTAGCATTTCCTGTAGCTAAAGTAATTGTGCCGGTATTGTTAGACTTACCTTCTACAAGATTGTTCACAATCTCTGCCACACTTCTTGCATCACCACCTGTCCAAGGTAGTTTACGGTACATATCACTACGAGCCATTATCTATTACCTTGTGTAGAGTAATCTAAATCCAATCCAATAGCTGAGTTCCAGTTAGCACCTGTAGGTGTAAGACTTATTCTATGATAACGACCTGCACTTCTTACAGCACATCTATCTTCTTCACTTGCTGTGACAGATGAACCGTATGTAATAGTATCGTCTAACATACGTCTAGAAGCCACAGAAACGCTTGCAGAGCCATTATCTACAGAAGGTCTAATAAGAGTAAGCACAGAGTTATAACCGTATTCTAGGTCGTTTGTAATAATGTTTGCTGTAGCTGGAGTTCCGGTAAATGTGATAATTCTAGCATCACGAACACCACCAAATAAGAACTTGCCACCTTTATAAAGTCTATCATCTAGTGTTGTTACAAGTGTGTCTATAGTCTTTAGTCCTGCTGCACTTGCTGCCATATCTATAGCAACACCATCACCTGTTCCTACACCTGTGGCTGTAAATAATACACCTACTGTATTAGCTACTGCACCTATAAGCGTATAGTCTGTTGTGCCTACACTTCTAATTGTATATTGTTTTGTAGCTACAAAAGAGCCTGCTGTTACATTGTATGCAGTATCAAGTGCTTCTAAAGATGTGCCTGATGTAGCTAATGTAGATAAGAAGTCTACGTCTGTATCAGCTTGACACCATTTTTTAGTTTCAAAGTTGTAGATAAGTAATGAACGTGAACCAGATACGTTTGTATAGTTCCAAATAATAAGATTACGTTCTGGGTCTACTGCTGCTGATATAGAGTCAATATCACCAATGTTTGCGTTAGCATAAAAGTATCTATCTACTTTTTCTGAGCCAATGCCAATGATATTTTGACCATCACATGAATAGAATCCATCATCTGATAAGAAGTATGTAATGCCACCATATTGTGCTATAGAGCCACCCTCTATACATCCTACGTTACGACTGATTGTGTCAAACTGAAAAAATAGTGGTGAGCCAATATATGACATACGCACAATGGCTTTTTCTAAGAATACTATACCAAACTCGCCACCTGTAATCCCTGTAATGTCACCACCGTCAGGAAGTTCTTGATAATCACTTTGTGATGCAGCTCCTGATGTCCAATCTGTAGGGTCATTAATATCAGACCATTGGACTCGTGATGGATATGTTCCAGCACCTATATTAGCACCTACTACAAAGTCACGAACTAATGTAATGTATTTTGCTACTGGTGCAGCAGCAGCTAAGTCTGCAAATACTGTGGATGAAGTTACATCATAGTATTGTATTTTTTCAGAGCCATTAGAAGCTAGTGCGTAGTTACCAAATTGAACAAACTGCCATCTATTAACACCTGTATAACCACCTACTTTAGATACGTCATCTAGTGACAAGTCAGATGTATCTAGTTTATATAGTTTAGTAAGACCACCTGCAAATATACTGACATCATTGTCTACTTTTGCAGCAAATACGTTAGTTAAATTTTCAGATGCACTTGCAGAGTAATCTACTGCTGTTTTAAATGGACCATATCCTATAGCTAAAGGAATGACGTTATTAGCTTGTGATACTGTATCTAAGATACTTGGTTGGTCAGGTAACCAGTCTTTAAATTGTATGCGTTGAGTTGGCATAGTTTACTCGTAAAGAATATTTATTGAGCCAGCGTCAAATGTATCTGTGCTAGTAGATGTAATTCTAATTGCAGTTAATGCTGCACCAAGTGGAATACTACCAGAACCCCAAGAACCAGAATTGTTATTAGAAACTGTTAATGCACTAGATTCTACCCAAGTATTGCTAGTTAAATTATTAATAATTATTTGACCATTTTGCAAATAAGTTGCAACGTTAGTTTGAGTAGCTAAAAATCCAGATGTAAAATTAGTTGTTGCTGCACCAGTATAATTAACAACCATTCCTAAATAACCAGAAGTAGTGTATGTTGGAGTAGCACCTGTCCCTAATTGAAGCAATATATTTGCTGAACCAGATAAAGATACTCCACTAAACATAACAGTAATACGCTTAACCCAACTTGGAATACCTGTAAAATCTATGCTAGTTCCTGATGTAGATGCTTGAGCTGTACCTGAAGTAATTTTAGCTGTAGATGACCAAGTTGTGCCATTAGTAGTAAATAAACAATTACCTGTTGTAGTTGGAGCTACAAAAGTAGGTGTAGATGTTCCAGCACCCACAATAACTGAACCTGATGTAAGGGTAGACGCACCTGTACCACCATTAGCCACAGGTAAAGTACCTGTTACATTTGTAGCAAGATTAGCAAAAGTAGTAGAGGCTGTGCCTGTTCCACCTTGTGCTGTTGTAAGTGGAGTAGTAAGACCTGTAATGGATGTAATATCTGAGTTAGCACCTGATTTAGCTGCACTTAATGCTGTTCTAGCACCAGTATCTGTACTTGCACCTGTTCCACCACTAGCTACAGGTAATACAGTAGTTAAAGTTGTAGTTCCGGTTACGGTAAGATTACCACCTACTGTAAAGTTATCACCACTTGTACCAGCTTGTTGGTCTTTTAACTGTGCCATTAAAGTTCTAATAGCATTGTTTACGTTAGCTGGTGAACATCCTTCTGCAATGTTAATATTGCTAATGTCAGTATTATTTGCTGACGTTGCTGAATATTCTGAAATCTTATTTTTTGCCATTATTTATCCTTGTTGTATCCATGTATCTGAGCTTGGAGTAATATCAGTCCAAGTTTCTGTTCCTGCTGTAACTAGTGTCCATGTGTCTGAAGAAGTTGATGATGCTGTCCATATGTCTGAGCCTGCTGATATTGGTGTCCATGTTTCTACACCAAAAGTAACAACATTCCACCCAGAACTTAAACCTATTAGAGAACTAAATGGTACTTCTGAAAATGCACTTATACCAAACATTATTTATTCCATGGTAGTGGTGGTGTTACTACTGTTGGGTTTTTCTTTGCATTTATTTCTGCTTGTACATTAGCTTCTGTTTCATCTTTGTTTACAGATGCCCATACCCAAGATAATACTTGGTCTTTAGTTAAATCTGCATAAGCTGTGTAAGGTGCGTCAGGCTCTAATGTAACGCCTAATGAGTCATAAAATGAACCTGTAGCATCACCATCTACGCCTTCTAGTGTCCAATGAACTGTGAATACTACGTCTTGTTTGCCATCTTTTTCAGGGTAAGCGTTAAGTTGAGTGATGTTCCAGTTAAATGTTGTCATGTTATTTTCCTTTTAATTAGCTTGCATAACTATCCAGTTAGTCCCATCACTAACAATAGTTGCAAATTTACCAGCAGTAGCAGATAAAATTGCTGTTCCAGCACTTGTTGACCCAATTGGCACAACATCTGATGATGCTGAAATAACAGTTTGAGCTTGTACATTTTTAACAGTTAAAATACGACCTGTAAATGATGCTGCGGTTGGAAGCGTAAGTGTTATTGTTCCTGCTCTGTTAGCAATAATCCAATTAGTTGTTGTTGCTACAGTATGAGTTGCATCTGTAACTGTTATTGGTGCATTATATCCTACAGCACCATTTACTGTTAGCATTTGTGTAGGACTACTTGTACCAATTCCTACATTACCAGCGTTATCAATACGCATTCTTTCTAGTGCAGATGCAGTACCATTTGTAGTAGTAAGAAATGTTATATGTGCACCTTGAGCAGTATCAGTCCAGTTTTCAGAAGCAGTAAATAGAAACTGAGCTCTGCCTCCTGTACCATATCCAGTTGCACCATAGCCTCTAGCAGCAAACTGAAATATAGTATTATTAGCTGCTAATGCGGTTGGTGAGGCTGCTGTTCCATTAGCTCTTCTTGCAATAAAATTAGTTTGTATAGCAAAAGAATCAAAATTTAAGCCAGATGCAACAGAATCAGCACCAACAATCCATATAGCGGTAGTACTACTTGAAGGACCTGCACTTGGCAATACTGTGTTATTGTTAATTGTTATTTTTGTTGCTGGAGCTGCAGTACCAATCCCTAATCTACTATTAGTATTATCCCAAAAGAAATTTGCATTGTTTTGTGAGTATGTACCAGATGCTCCTGCAAATACAACTGAACCTGTAGTAAATGCTGTAGATGTTCCTGTGCCACCATTACCAACTTGAAGTGTGCCTGTAACACCTGTAGTAAGAGGAAGTCCTGTAGCGTTTGTAAGAGTTGCTGAAGCTGGAGTTCCAAGTGCTATTACGTTTCCAGATGCGTCATCATAAATAGCTTTATCAGCAGGATATGTTACAAATACGTCTTTAGTACCTGCACTAAAGTTTACTAAACTACCACCATTGCTAGATGATAAGACAGTATCACGAGATAAAGTATTGCCAGATGATGTATATGTGCCTAGACCTACTTCCCATTCTGTACCACCTGCTATAGTGTAGTAAGTAGTATTACCATTACCAATACTAGAAAATGATTGAAAGCCAGATGATGCACCGGCAAGCGTAATAGTTCCTGTGCCTGTAGTCGTAGTGGTTTCTTTAACTCTATCTTTTAACACTAAAGCCATTTGTTATCCCTATCTCGGTGTTACGCTTAATGTTGTATATGCGTGTGTTTGACCTAAGTCACTCTTCTGAATATTTGCAATGGCTCTATCGTATAATCCTGACCATGTTGCAACACGTGGGTCGTTCATAAGATACGGTTCTGCTTCTGCTAATGTTGCGTAAAGTAAAGCGTCTGGATAATATGTCAAATACAAGTTACTAGCTGTTGTGCTAGATATAAATGTAGGTTGAGCATAGTATAAAATCTGAATGGTATAGCTAGAGTTTTGACTAGGTGCAAATTGGAACTCTGTGCCTAACATTGTAAAGTAATGTGAACGACCTGATAATGATGTTTGACCATTACGGAAGAACAAGTCAGGTGATTGGAACTCTAAGAGAATAGGTGGGTTACCTTCAAAGTGCATCTCTCTTAACTCTAAGAAGTCAGTAGGAAATGCTACCTTGTTATCAGAAGGTGTAGTCGTAGCTACCTTTAACATAGCTTCTGTTCTTAAATCACGACTCATTCTTAACTGTGCCATTTGAACAAAGTCAGGGATTACACTTGTTAAGTCTGTTCTTGCTAGATAGCTTTCTACCGTTGATACAAAGCTAGTATAGTTTGTAAATGCCATTTGTAATCCTTAAAGTTTTTTAACCAATACGATACAACCATTATCTATCTTTACTTGTTTGGTAATAGTAAAGCGAGTGTTGAGATGTTTATTCCACCACTCTAAAGGTTGCTGTATAAGATGTGCGTTTCTACCGTCTGGTAAGATTTTTATTGCTGGACCAGTATGTATTGTAAATAGTCCGTATTTGTTTACTACTCTTTTTAAATCATCTAGCACGTTATCTAGTAATTCAGGTTCTATGTGTTCAAGAACGTCTATACATGTTACAAATTCGTTTGGTTCTGGTGTTTGACTCCATAATGGGTTACTTGGTTCATAAGGAGTGTAGTTTACTTCTGACTTAATGCTGTCTTTTAGTCTACATTTACCTGCACCGTAGTCTAATAA